TCAACTTGGTGTCAAACATCACCTTGCTTGGTTACAACGCTACTATTACTTGCGCTACGACGCCAACGACCGATTTGTTGTTTGGTGCGTCTAAAACAAATGTTGTCATTGAAGGTCTTACCTTTGACGGCGGCAGCTATACAGTTGCTACCAACATCGGTTTGGTTGCCTTCCAGCTTTGCACTGACGTTAAAGTATTGAATTGTCGTTTTGTCAACATGGATCGGTTCGGTTTGATAGCAAACGGTGGTTCGCGCTACTTGTTTGACGGCAACTACATCAAACGAAACACGGCAGTTAATACGCAGAACCAAGCGATTTTAGTATCCACGTCGGCAGGTGTTGTGACGCAATCGACTATCTCGAACAACATCATGCTGAATAGCGCCTTGAATGTGTCGATGTCTGCAAGCACAATCGCAAACAACTACATATCGGGATGGCGGTTTGGTGGCGGTATTACGACTGAGCAAGACCCCAACTGCAAATCTTTGCAGATCCTAAATAATTATTGCGGTGATTCAGTAGGTACTGACGTTAACTTAAACGTGTGCCAAGGCATTGAAAATTGGGCCGCGCTGTCTATTATCTCGGGTAACTATTGCATCGACAACGCCGGTAGTGGGATTGACCAAGGCGGCAAAAACAGTATTTGTTCCAACAACTACTGCTTTAACAACGGAAAAACCGCTAATTCGCCAGGTATTGTCGCAAGATACGGCACTGCAACATACAACGCTAATTACTCGTTGTTTAGCGGTAATTTGTGCTACGACTCCAACGGCGCAGGTGGTACGCAGACGTATGGTTACGTCGAACAGAGTGCGCTGTTGGAAGGTCTGATGGTTACAGGCAATCAGTTTGCCACCAATAAAACCGGCAACGTAAGCGTTCTATCGACAACCACTAGCTATCAAGGTCCAGTAGCGTATGGTACGCAAGCGTACGGATCAACAACAATTGCTAATGGCGCTCGTACGACGGTCAACATAACAACGCCTGGCGCTGCGCTAGGTGATATGGTTACTGCGGCATATGATAAGGATTTGCAGGGTGTTACAGTATTTGGTTACGTCAATGCAACCAACGCAACCACGTTAATTTTGTCCAACAACACGGGCGGCAGCGTTACGTTAGCTGCTGGTAACTTCTATGTGCAGTCGCAAAAAAGTTTGATTTCGCCAGCCTATTAAGTTTTAGTTGACAGTTAATGTAAGATTGCCCCAGACTTAAGTTTAATTACCCGTACTGGCCCGGTAGACCAGGGTTCCTTTGGAACGAAGATGACTGAGCAAGTTCAAGAAGCCTTAGCGGAAGTAGAATCCGCGCCAGCACCCGAGGTGACGGCCACCACGGAAAGTGCACAAAATGCGCCGGAAGCAGCTGAACAAGCGTCGGAACAGACTGAGGAAAAGCGTTACACCCAGGCTGAAATAGATGCGATGATCAGCAAACGCCTTGCAAGAGAGCAACGCAAGTGGGAACGAGAGCAGAAGCTGAGGGCCGCAACGCCCAATGTGCCGTCTGGTGATTTACCGACGCAAGATAGTTTTGCATCGACCGAAGACTACGCGGAAGCGCTAGCCGAACGGAAGGCAGCAGAGTTACTTGCACGACGTGAAGCAGAACGACAGCGTGCCGAAGTTCTTGAGGTCTATCACGAACGCGAAGAAGAAGCGCGGTCTAAGTACGAAGACTTTGAACAAGTCGCGTACAACCCCCGTCTTCCAATCACGACAGTGATGGCTGAGACGATTCAAGCCTCTGATATTGGCCCCGAGGTAGCGTATTACCTTGGATCTAACCCAAAAGAAGCTGATCGTATTGCCAAGTTGTCGCCTTTTTTGCAGGCAAAAGAGATTGGGAAGATCGAAGCTAAGTTAAGTGAAAATCCTCCTGTTAAAAAATCGTCGAGTGCCCCAGCGCCGATTCAGCCTGTCACTCCTCGGGGTGGCAACGCAAGAGTTTTAGACACGACTGACCCGCGTTCGATAAAGGAAATGTCAACGTCAGAGTGGATTGAAGCCGAGCGTCAAAGGCAGATTAAGAAATGGGAAGCTCAGAACCGAGTCCGCTAACTTTTTAAAAAGGAATTGTCATGGCAAATAGCCTACTTACCATTGACATGATTACCCGCAAGGCGCTTGAAATCCTTGAGAATAATCTTGTCTTAACCCGTAACGTAAACCGTCAGTACGACGACAGTTTTGCTGTCGAAGGCGCTAAGATTGGTTCAACCCTGCGTATCCGCCTCCCGGACCGCGCTCTGGTTACCGACGGCGCCGCGCTGCAAGTTCAGAGCGACAACGAGCAGTTCACCACGTTGACTGTTGCTTCGCAAAAGCACATCGGCGTTAACTTCACATCTGCTGAATTGACGTTGCAGTTGGACGATTTCGCAGAGCGTGTGCTTAAGCCTCGTATTAGCCAGCTTGCTGCCAGCATCGACGCTGACGTTGCAAACTCGTACAAATACATCGGTAACACCGTTGGTACGCCTGGTACAACGCCTGCTACATCGCTGGTTCTGTTGCAAGCACAGCAAAAGCTCAACGAGAACGCTGCGGTCATGTCGCCCCGTTACGCCACAGTCAACCCAGCTGCTAACGCTGGATTGGTCGAAGGCATGAAAGGTCTTTTCAACCCCACTGATACGATCAGCCGCCAGTTCAAAAACGGCATGATGGGTATGGGTGTGCTCGGGTTTGACGAGATCAACATGTCTCAGTCGATCAAGCAGTTCACCACTGGCTCGCGTACAGCGACCGGCGGCACGACCTCGGCTGCTGTGACAAGCGAAGGCGCAACCACTATCGCCATCACAGGCGCTGGTGCTAGCGCGACGGTTAAGGCTGGCGATGTGTTTACCGTGGCTGACTGCTATGCAGTTAACCCACAGACACGCGAGTCCACTGGATCGCTGTTCCAGTTCGTTGCGACGGTTGACGTCACGCTTAACGGTTCTGGCGCAGGTAACATCACTGTTGCTCCTATCTATTCGGCAGCTAACGCTTTAGCTACCGTAGATAGCCTCCCCGCTACTAGCAAGGCCGTAACGTTTGTCGGTGCAGCTTCATCGCAGTACCCACAAAACTTGGTGTACCACAAAGATGCAATCACGTTTGCTACCGCCGATTTGATGATGCCGCAAGGCGTTGACATGGCGTCGCGTCAGGTTCATAACGGTATTTCGATGCGTATTGTCCGCCAGTACGACATCAACAACGACCGTATGCCCTGCCGTATTGACGTGCTGTACGGCTACAGCGTGATCCGTCCTCAAATGGGCGTTCGTCTCTGGGGCTAATCAATAAGGGGGCTTCGGCCCCCTACCAAATTATTTTTTGAAAGGATCTATCATGGCAATTCCTAACGGTGCTGGTGGCTATCAGTACAACGACGGTAATACCGGCGAGGCTTTGTTGTTTGTCCAGGGTGCACCCACTGCGCTAACCGGCGCAGCAACGGTCACCGCCGCGCAACTGGCTAATGGTCTGTTCACGTTTGATGGCACCGCTGGTGCTATGACGTTGCCGACTGTTGCGTTGCTCGAAGATGAAATTTCTTCGGCAGCTAAGGTCAACGCTGCGTTCACGTTTGCAGTTGTCAACATTGATGGTACTGACGCTGTGACCGTAACCGCAGGTACGGGCTGGACGATTGTTGGTACCGCTGCGGTATCGGCTAACACGTCTTCGCAGTGGCTAGCACGCAAGACCGGTACCGGTACTTGGACGGCTTACCGTATTGCGTAATTGATAGGGGGGTTCGCCCCCTGTCTTTAAAAGGATAAAATCATGCCCAATACCAAACCAGTTGGCGTCGCGTTCTCCGACCCTGAACTAGTTGCGGGGACTACGATTACCGGCGCAACGATTAGCAGTTCTACCATTGCAAGTGGCACCTTAACCAACGCGTCTGTAAGCGTTGATGTCGCTAAACCTGCTGCTGCCGGATCTACTCGCGCAGACGCAACAGCTCTTACAGCTTCTTTTAGTTGGGTCACTGGTGCAGATGCTACTAAAGGTGTTGTTCTTCCAGCGCCTACGGCTGGACGTCTTGTCGTGCTTAAAAACGATGACACGGCGAACGCTGTATTGAAAGTTTACGCTCCAGGCAGCGCTAAGATTAACGGCGTTGCAGGTTCTACAGCTTTTTCTATGGCTGCTAAAACTGCCTGTTGGTTTGTGGCGTATGACGCTACAGACTGGTTCTCCGTCCCCTTAGTTGCTTCTTAATGGTATGGGGGCTTCGGCCCCCCAATTAAACTATGGCCGTTATCTACCTCCGCCACACCTCGCATGGTGCTAAAGTTGCAACATCTGACATGGAAGCTGACCGTGACAGAGAAAACGGTTGGGAAGATTACGACCCCAACAACTTGACTGTTGATGCTGCGCCAGACGAACTTAAACCTGTTAACGAACTCCAACCTCGTCGTCGCAGTCGTAGGACTCAGGAGGCCGAACTATGACCACTGCTGCTGAACTTATTGACGGGTCGCTTAGACTCCTTGGCGTATTAGCGGAAGGCGAAACGCCCTCTGCGGCTGTTATGCAAGACTCTATCATGGCGATGAACCAGATGATTCAGTCTTGGGACACCGAACGCCTGTCAGTGTTCAGTACGCAAGATCAAGTGTTCACTTGGCCTGCTAACGTCCTTTCGCGCACGTTAGGTCCAACGGGCGACTTTGTGGGTAATCGTCCTATTGAGATCGACGACGCCACGTACTTTAAAGATCCTTCCTCTGGACTATCGTTTGGCGTTAAGTTGATCAACCAGCAGCAGTACGATGGCATCGCGTTTAAGACGGTAACATCGACGTATCCGCAAGTTCTGTGGGTCAACAACACGTTTCCGAACATCGAAATGTATGTCTACCCTGTGCCCATTAAGGCGCTAGAGTGGCACATCATCTCGGTGCAGACGCTTGATGAAGTATCGAGCGTTGCTACAGATATTTATTTCCCACCAGGCTATCTGCGTGCGTTTCGCTACAACTTAGCCTGTGAGTTAGCACCTGAGTTTGGTGTTGAGCCATCACCTCAAGTGCAGCGTATTGCGATGACAAGCAAGCGCAACATCAAGCGTATCAACTTCCCCGGCGATCTTATGGCTATCCCATACCCGATTGTTGCAACGCGTCAACGGTACAACATCTACGCTAACAACTTCTAATGAAAACGCCGATCCTAGGCTCGTCCTACGTTGCACGGTCCGTCAACGCAGCCGATGCGAGGATGGTCAATTTGTTTCCGGAAGTTGTGCCCGAAGGCGGCAAAGAACCCGCGTTTCTTCAGCGCTGTCCGGGGCTGTTAAAACTTGCAACCATAGGTACAGGACCGATCAGAGGTCTATGGACCTTCTCGTCTGACAGCAGCGTTGCGTTTGTGGTATCCGGCAATTCGCTGTACAAAATCACAACCAGTTACGCACCGACGCTGCTTGGCGTTATAGCAGGCAATGGGCCGGTCAGTATGGCTGATAACGGTACGCAAGTTTTCATTGCAGCTAACGGGCCAAGCTACATCTATAACAACCTTACCAACACGTTCGCGCAAATACTGGACGAAGATTTTCCTGGCGCGGTGACGGTTGGCTACCTTGATGGCTATTTTGTCTTTAACGAGCCTAACAGCCAGCGCATCTGGGTCACGCAACTGCTTGATGGCACGTCCATTGACCCGCTTGACTTTGCTAGTGCAGAAGGCTCGCCTGATGGCGTGGTGGGCCTTATTGTCGATCACCGCGAAGTATGGGTGTACGGTACAGGAACGGTTGAGGTCTGGTACGACACAGGGTCGTCTGACTTTCCGCTTCAGCGCATCCAAGGCGCGTTTAATGAGATCGGGTGCATCTCCGCGTACACGATTGCCAAGATGGATAACGGGCTGTTTTGGCTTGGCGCAGACGCTCGTGGGCAAGGTATTGTCTACCGCGCTAACGGCTACACCGGACAGCGCATCAGTACGCACGCCGTCGAATGGCAGATCCAGCAGTACAGCACACTAACCGACGCGATCGCCTACACCTATCAGCAAGACGGCCATAGTTTTTACGTCTTAACGTTTCCCAGCGGCAACGCAACTTGGGTTTACGACGTCGCTACAGGCGCATGGCATGAGCGTGCTGGTTGGGATAACGGATTGTTTACGCGGCACCGCAGCAATTGTCAGATGGCGTTCAACAATAAAATTGTCGTTGGCGACTATGAAAACGGCAATATTTACGCGCTCGACTTGAATACTTACGCCGATAACGGTCAGACGCAAAAGTGGCTGCGGTCGTGGCGGGCGCTGCCCACCGGTCAGAACAACCTCAAGCGCACCGCGCAGCATTCGATGCAGATCGACATCGAGTCGGGCGTTGGTCTGAACGGCATACCTTTGCAAGACAGCTATTTGACCACGGATGTCACAGAACCCATCAACTATTTCTTGTTGTCTGAGGGTGGCGATTCGCTGATTGACGAAGACACGTCTGTAGAGTCGATCTATTTAACGACAGACATTATCGAGACTAACGACTACTTTTTAGTGTCTGAAGACGGCGCATATTTCATCGAAGAAGAAATGGCGGGCGTACAAGGCGCTGACCCCGAGGTCATGCTGCGCTGGTCAGACGATGGCGGGCATACGTGGTCCAACTATCGCACAGCATCGATTGGCAAGATAGGCGAATATTATCGACGCGTATGGTTCCGTAGGCTGGGTATGACACTACAGTTGCGCGATCGGGTGTACGAGTTGTCGATGACTGACCCTGTAAAGACAGCGCTGATGGGCGCAGAACTTTTGATCAGTCCTACCAATGCCTAATCCTAGCGCCACCCCGACGCCGATCACGCCCCCGCGTGTGCCGTTTATTGACGCACGCACAGGGTTGATCGACCGCGCTTGGTATCAGTTCTTCTTGTCGTTGTACCGCGTTGCCGATGTTGCAGCTAACGATGGTATCGCTAGCCTGGGGCTAGAGTCGCTTATCGCTTCGTATGACGCTGCGCTTCAGACGTTGGCGCAAGAGGTGCAAACCCAGCCACCTAGCGAGCTTGGGTCATTGCAACAGCAAATTGATGCACTGCGTCAGAACTTAGAGACACAGCCAAACAGTTTAATTAACGACATTGCTCAACTGCAAAGTCAGATTCAGGCGTTGCAAGTAACGCCGCCGCCGCGAGAGTTTAAGCGCTCGCGGTACGGCCAGTTTCTCGACACTACCTCCCAGATCCCGGCTGCGATCAATACGCCTTACGCTGTTACGTTTGACACCACTGACGTCAGCAACGGCGTCTATATCGGGTCACCAACGTCGAGAGTTTACGTCGATGAGCGTGGCATCTATAACTTTTTGTTCAGTATTCAACTGGATAAGACGACTGGTGGTGTAGGTCTTATCTGGATATGGCCCCGAATTAACGGCGTTGATGTACCTAACAGCAACAGCCAACTACGATTGCAAGGCAATGACAACGAACAACTTGCTACTATTGGGTACTTTTTTAAACTTAATGCTGGCGATTACGTCGAAGTCATGTACGCGGTTGATGATCTAACGGTGCAACTGACATCGTTTGCATCTTCTGCGTTTTATCCGGCTGTGCCAAGCATTATTCTTACTGTCAGTAACAACATTGAAGGGGTTCAATAATGGCAGTTACCGTTAAAGTGCTTGTTCCGGCCAAGACGGTCGAATCATCACAAACTACGCAGTACACCGCAACAGGTGTGACGGCTATTATTGACAAGTTTACGGCTACCAACTACAGCGCCAGCGCTGCAACGATTAGCGTCAATCTTGTCACAGCAGCAGGATCAGCGGGTAACACTAACTTGATTACGAAGACTAAGACACTACAGGCGTCTGAGGTTTATACGTTTCCTGAGTTGGTCGGACAGGTGCTGGGCGCAGGTGATTTCATCAGCACGATTGCTGGTACGGCTAGCGCCATCAACATGCGCGTTAGTGGGCGCGAAGTGACGTAATGATCTACCATCACTTTAGTTCAGGCGTTTACGCTAAAGAAACCCGCATTCCAGCGGGTTGTGTACTTGTTTCGCACAAACATAAGTTTGATCATTTGTCGATTTTGGCGAGTGGATCTGTTGAACTTATGGTTGACGGCGTTCGATCTGAAGTTCATGCGCCTGCGTGTTTAACTATTGAAGCTAATAAACATCACGGCGTAAAATCGCTTACAGATGTTGTTTGGTACTGTATCCATGCAACTGACTGCTCTGACGAAGACAAAATAGACGAAGTATTAATTACGTCTGGCGATAAATCTGAAGCGCAGCACATGGCCCAGTGCTTAAAGGAGAATTGACATGCCTTGGATGATCGCCGCCGCCGTCGTCGGTAGTTCTTTAATAGGTTCTAGCGCATCTAAGAAAGCTGCCAGCACACAAGCTGACGCTGCTAATCGCGCTGCTGACTTGCAGATGCAGCAGTTTGAGCGCCAAGTTGAACTGCAAGAGCCTTGGCGTCAGGCGGGCATTACGGCGCTTAACAAGCTCACGCCGTTGGCAACCGAATACACGCCGTTCGGTATGGATCAGTTTCAGCAAGACCCAGGCTACGCTTTCCGTATGAGCGAAGGTATGAAGGCGCTAGAGCGATCGGCAGCAGCGCGTGGGGGCTTGCTGTCAGGCGGCATGTTAAGAGGTGCTCAACGCTACGGTCAGGATTTAGCGTCACAGGAGTACATGAACGCCTTTAACCGGTATCAAGCCGAGCGTAATGCGCGTCTGAACCCATTACAGTCGCTAGCAGGCGTAGGCCAAACGGCAACAAACCAGCTAGGTCAGGCAGGGCAGGCGATGGCGAGCAACGTCGGCCAAGCGTTAGGCGCTGCGGGGCAGGCGCGAGCGTCAGGGTACATCGGCGGCGCTAACGCATTGTCGCAAGGTCTTGGGACGTATTTGAATTATCAGCAAGGTCAGAATTATTTAAACGCTCGTTTTCCTCAACAACCTACCGCTGCTGCGCCTATTACTGACTACAGTTATGGTGGCTACACCTACTATGGAGGCTAATCATGGCTCTTGTTGATCCGAACATCGCGTTGTCTTACCGAGGTCTTCAGTTACAAGACCCGCTTGACCAGTACAGCAAAGCGTCTGCGGCGCAACTGAACGCGCTTAAGATGGATGAAATTATGCGAGAGCGCGACGCGTTGTCGCAGATTCAATCGTCAATTACGGCTAAAGGTGGGCCACCTGATTTAAGAGTTGCTGCTGAAGCAATGTTTAATACGGGCAGACCTGAGTTTGTAAAGACAGCGATTTCTATATTTGAAAAGTTAAATAACCAAAAGAGATACGAAGACTACTTACGTCAAACAGAAGGTGCGCCTAGCCCTGCACCCGCACCAACTCCAACCGCTGCACCTGTAAACGCGCTAGCGCCTTCAGCCGCTGCTGCTCCTACGCCAGCACCTGTAAACGCATTAGCCGCACCTGTTGCAACCTCTGCTCCTTTAATCTCAGATTTAGAGCGTCGTTACAAAATAGTGTCTGGTATTGATACACCTGAAGCTAAAGCGGAAGCGCGACTGTTGCTAAAACGAATTGATGATGCTATGGCGTCGCAACGTGCTGAAAACGCGTCGCCAGACGATATTCGTACGTTAAGACTACTTGGTTTACCTGTTACCGTAGAAAGTTTACGTCAACTTAACGAAGCTAAAAGAGCGCCTCAACAACCTGCCCCCTTAGTGCCTGTGCTAAAAAATGGTCAACCTACACTTGTACCGCGTGAGCAAGCTGTGGGTCAAACACCGTTTTCGCCTGCGGCAGTACAAGTATTAGGTTTGGGGCCAGGAAGAGAGACAAAAGAGCAGCGCGTACCTCAGCCGCCTTCTGGTTATCGATTTACGCCATCTGGTGATCTTGAACCTATACCAGGTGGTCCAGCAGCGCCAGGATTAGCACCAAAAGATATTCAAAAACGTGAAGCAGTGTTTCCTCAAGCTACACAAGCAGTTAAAGGTTTTGAAACTAAATCTGATTTATTTATTAAAGACTTGGAGCGTCTTCGTGATGATCCAGGTTTAAATCAAATCACTGGCCCTATCTATGGCCGCACACCAAGCGTAAGCCCAGCAGGTAGTCGAGCACAGGCTTTGTACAACAAAATCTTTGCTAAAGGTGGTTTTCAAGCGCTGCAAGACATGCGCGAGGCGTCCAAAACAGGCGGCGCGTTAGGTAACGTGTCTAACGAAGAAGGT